GTGGAAACAGGCTCAAAAAAATCGAACGGCATCTTCTTTCCTTTTGATGTGTTGCATCTTACGCATGCACAGACCAAATTAGACTCATTATCGTCACCGCCCCGGGCAACCGGCAGCACATGATCCACAGTCGTGGCACCTTCTACCCCACAGTAGGCACAAATGCCTTGATCTCTGGCAATTATGCGCTTTCGTATTTGCTTCCATTTGGAGCTGTTACCTGCTCTTTGTGAGTGATACGACACTAATGCCACCCATGCTTCTTCCAATGAGCTAATGCTCCATTGCATATCTTGCCTTTATACCTGTGATTTATGTACCGCAAAGTCCAGTCAATCATGCGATAGCCATCAAGGTTACGATATTTAGTGTTACGCATCTGGCCAAGCCCAAAGTGATTGCCATTGGGATTGATCGCTTCTACTCTCCAATTGCTTTCCTTGGTTATCAATGTGTTGAAGCATTGGAACTCTTTGTAATTAATGATCCGTGAATGTGCATAGAGCTTTAATGAATCAATTGATGTAGTTTGTTTAACATCTTTTGTTGCATAAGCCGGTGTAATGCCAATTACACAAAGCACGGCCAAAACCATCAAACATCGGCTGCGAGCTATCCGGCTAACCGGCTCGCTACCTCGTGTAGATGGTAATGATGCTGTCAAGCAAGGAGCGTAATCTTGAGCGAGTCCCACAGCTTTCACACACCTGTGTATAACACCTGTGGATAACTCTCTCATTGACTAAGCTCCGCAATCCGAGCATCATCCACAATCTTGATGCCAAATGTGCCGCACCCCATGCATTGTGCAAACCATTCATGCTCTGTTAATTCAGCACCTTTCTTGAGGCCAAAACGTTGCTTAGGCTTTCCGTAAAGCTTCTTGCAAATAGCGCAATCAAATTGAAGGATGTGCATAGTTACTCCTTGCTAGTGTCTCAATGGGTTGCAGATTAGCCTGTGGCACAGTCCAATTGTTTTGGCTGGTGTTTTTGTATCGCGGCTTCTTGGCAACAGCTACGGGCATCCAGCCCACAATGTGCATCTTTGGTGCGTTACCTGTTACTAACACCGCAATGTCACGATCCTCGCGGTCGCTTTCTTGAATCCACAAATTGCTGTTGGGATTGGCTGACCACTTGACCTCAATGTGTTGGCCCACATCGGCCTTTGATTTATCCCATGTGATACCAGGTTCATAGTCATAACCAAGCCGCTTGGCCACAACCATTTCAGCCAGCATTGATTCGCCCATTTGTGCCACATATTCAAACCATGAAAGGTTTTTGACGATGCGTGAGCTGTGGTCAGCTGATCTGTCATGGCAATGTGATATGGCTGCAATCATGCATTGCACCTCCTCAATGCGATCTATCATCGGCAATCTCCACAAAACCAAATGATGTTTTCTGTGCGGTCATAACCTTTTTGATAACCGAAATTATCAAATTTGACCAATCTTGAGCATTTGTCACATTGCTCCACTTTGTATTCGGCAATGATTACGCCATCTTCCATAAGTGTGCAGGTCATAGTTCTTGGATTGATTATCTCAATTGGGCCGCTCATGGTCACACCTGTGGCTTAAAAGTGCCATCGCTAGTCAATACATACCATTGAGGCTTGCATTGCTTTTCTTTAATTTTCTCGCTGCAAAAGTAGCCAGCCCAAGCTTTAGGTGCATCGGGTTTGCTTTGATTCCATCGCATTGATCCATGTGAGCACATTGGCACGCCATTGACCGCCCATCCAGTTTCATCAGCTTCTTCGGCTTCTTCTCTGGTCTTATAGCTTGGCACATCGCCAAATTTGGTTGTCCAGTAATCATGGTCAGCGGCTAGTGTTTCAGTCTTAACCAATGACATGACCTCTTTTGTAACTTTCTCCGTGCCACCCATTACCAAGGCCATCACGCGCATCAAAGCTGAGGTGCAGGTATCTTCGACCATCCAACGCCTCATTTTGTCGCTGTAAGCTGCAAGAAACCCATGTGCATAATCAATGCCGGCAGGATCAATCTCGGTCTGATTTCGCCATGCTTTAGCTTGAACCAGCACATAACCTTTTTCTGCGTTAAATTCAACGATGTGTGTTTCAAGCCGGCCTTGCGGATATGTGGCAATCCAGCGATCTGTGCGCTCTTTGTTGCCTTCGTAATTATCCATGAACGCCATTAGCGCACCGCCTGACCTGATGCATGGCGGCCTACGGCCTTGCCTCGCTGATAGCCATCTTTGTGGCCTTCTTTGTATCCAACCGCGTAGCTGCAAATGGCCCATAAAATGCAGGCCACTAGCATAAATATAAACAAACCAATTTCACCTGATGTCATTTTTTTTGCTCCCGTTTCTGGGAGCCGCATCTCAGCTCCCAAATACAGAGTGACAGGCACAGCCGACATTTTCAACAATCACGCTCAAATCATGGCGTGTCGTTACCGCTTAAACGCCGTTCAATAGTTTTTTCATATTCTGATTTTGGTTTGTCTTTGAGGCCATTTGATGCCAACACACCACCCAATGAACCGGTAAGAAAGATTGCCAAAGTCTTTAGCAAATCAATGAAAGCTGCATCATTAGGAGATTGGTTGCCAATTGGTTGAGTCACAAAAATCAAAGCGTAGGTAATGCCTAAAGTAACAACGAGAAACACAATGGCCAAAACCGAGCCAATTAGAAACATAAGCCGCGCTTTGATGTCCTCTTGGCTCAATCGTTCTTTATTTTTGGAGGCCATCACCAATCACATCCTCGGTGCAGGTGCCAGTTACTTGGCATTGTGGTTTTTGACATTCGGGGTTTTTCCAATTTTCAAATTCTTGGCATGGATACCTGACCCATCCATCATAACCACACCCGGCAAGGCTTAGCGATAAACCTAAAGCTAAACCTGCCGCGCGTAGCTTCAAAATCACTTTCCAGTTGATCCAAATGCTTTATCAGCTGGATTGAGCCAGCGCAAAATGACGGGCACAACAGCTGCCACGCCACCCATTGCTATTTGCTTCCAATCTCCACCAGCCATATAAACGGCCAATGCAGCTGCGATGTATGAGCGAGCCCATGATGCGGCAATTGCTTTTGCTTTATCCATTATTTTTCTCCTTTTGGTCGGTCGGGCAAATCACCCGAAAACGCGCCATAAGTTGGTCGGCCGTAGCCAACAACAAATGACCTTGCTCCCAAAGTTCTTGATTTGACCATGACCTCGCCACCATTGCGCTGATCTCCGGCACCGCCTGCCGTGTTGCCTTCGACAGTCACTATCTGTTTCTCCGATACTCGGATTACTAAGCCAATGTGATTGATTGTAACCTTGTCATCAATGACAAAATCAAAAAACACAAAATCACCAATCTTCGGTGTTTCGTGCCATTGCTTGGCTTTCTTAAATGCCTCGGCTCCCGCTTTGGTGCTGACCACATTTGGAACCTTGACCCCGGCTTGATCCGCGCACCAATTAAGAAATGACCCACACCATGGCAGTTTGTCGGCTTTCATGTGTTTGCCATACTTTGTCTCGTTATTTCCAGTTTCAGCTGTGCCAACCTCGGCAAGCGCAACCTGAATCAAACGCGGCAATGTGCCTTGTGCAAACATTACAAACCTAGTGCCTTCAAATCATCAGCAGTCAATCCAAGAACAGCCAATTTAGCTTGAGCAGATTCTTTTGCTGCCTCTGCATCTGCTTGCATTTGTGCCAACTCTGCTTCTAAATCTGACTTCGCTTTATTTAATTCGGCTTTTGTGAAATCCTTATTAGAAAAAGTTTGGCCGTCATTACAGCGAATAACAAAATCACTTTCATCACCATCAATAGTTGCTTCTGTAATGCCGTGCTTTTCTTTTAGCAACTTGTAAATAAATTCAACTTTCATTATGCACCTATTTCCATTAAAGTTAGGCTAATTGGGTATCCACTACCATCTGAGGCATACATAGTAGTACCAGCAACCATCTGAAACTGTAATTTGTATGTTGTTGCAGAAGTTGTGGCTGGGCTATCGTAAGTATTCATTGCGACACCAGAATAAATATCACCAATTAAGGTTCCGCCCGAACCGCTTGAAACATACTTTCCTGTGCGACTACTATGAATCACTGTGCTTCCTCTTAGAGTAGAGATTCCGCCATAAGCCGTGCCACCGCCTGTTGTAGATGAATAAGCCCCCGCAATGGTTGCCAAAACTAAAATTGTGCTAGTGACTGCACTTGGTGTAATTGTTGCGCTTGCACCTGTAATATCTACTAAGGTTCCTGAAGTTGTTGAACGAGCAGCCGCTACTGTTGTATTCACAACTTGCAAAATCTTGCCACCGCCTGATGGTGTTTTCCATTCAGGAGCAGTTGCTCCAGTATTTACTGTCAAAACTTGTCCAGCCGTGCCAATGCCAAGACGAACGGGCACAGTTGCATTGCGATAAATAATGTCACCTGCTGTGGTTACAGTCGTTTTGGCTATTGCACCATTGGCTAAGTCATAAGCTGATTTCACGGCTGTGGGTGTAGCTGCCAAAATGGATGATGTTGTAGATGTTGAATCTGAAAGCTGCACAGCTCCTTTTTGCGTAGTCAATGCATCTTGAATGCCAACAGTTACGGCCCCGGATGATCCGCCACCTGTTAAAGGTGCGGTGGCTGTAATTCCGGTTATATCGCCTTGATCATTGGCAATCCAAACAAAATCCATGTCGGTGTTTGAATTCTTTGCAAGAATCTGGCCCGATGTGCCACCTAGTAGATCGGCCATTGATGTGGCAACAGCTTGTCCAAACACCTCAAAATCTGCCGGCAAATCTGTAACCAAATCCGTTGCCGTAGGCATTTGCCACGAAAACGGGGTTGTTGGATTACTCATGTTTTCTCCTTACGCTACGACTAACGCGTCAGCCCAATTTAGGCTTCCGCTAATTGTGTTCCATTGTTCTGCAATTGCGACATCCTGCCATTGCATGGCTTGCAATGAGAATGACAATGGCGAAAGTATTGCGGTTACTGACACCGAATTGTAGGAGGCACGCCATGACCAGCCTTCAACAAATCCAAGATATGTGCCGGCGGCCATGTTAAGTGGCAAATTGGTAATGCGTAATGGCAAGCCCATAAAAATGCCAATTAAAGCATCTCGGTCAGCATCATCAATTTCTGAGTTTGTCAGCTCAAATGTGATTTGGTTGAAATTAGCCTGTGGATAGGCTCTCAGCGTTAAATAAAACGCTGCCTGATCTTCTGCATCGTTTTGGTGTTTGACTGTTGTTGTGATGATTTGAGCCAGTTTGCCATACGCCAAAATTGAATCAGCATCGCTATCTGTAACCTCTGAGTTTGAATTGGTGCCATATTTAAGCACAATCTCGTTTCTGATGTCACCAGCTCTCGTTTGCACAAATAATGAATTGGCAAGTGCTTGAGCTGCTGACACATCGGTGTAGCCATTTGTGGCCAAATAGATTGAGCGATGATCTGCCGAAGCATAGGAGATGCGGCCTTGAGCATCTTCATAAATGTAGCCCAATCCCGATGTTGCCAGAGCTGACACCAATGAATAGACATCAATGGTTGATGATGAGCGTTGTGCCAATTCATAGCTGCCGGGTGTGTCAATCTCGCCCAAGCCTGTGTTTTCGGCATCTTGCCATTGGACTGTTGGATCATAGGTAGCCCATGTCAAAGCTGCTGGCACTTCATTCCATGAATTGACCAACAAATCGGTGAGAATGGTTAAAATCTGATCCCCATCAAAATCCTGTGACAAAACGCCATCTGTCAAGGCTTTTGGCAATCTAGCCAAAGCTCCCACAGCTGTGATTCTGACCGATTGATTGATTCCGACCACACCTGATGCAGCTATGCCAATGCCTAAATCAACGACTGTGCCGCCAAAAATTGACACAAATGTAGCTGTTGAATCTTGCAATTCAATAGTCACAGAATCGTTAATTTCTATGTCAATGTTAGATTGATCCAAATTGATTAGCTCAAGGCTTACATATCCGGCATTGGCTTGCTCATAAATGTTTGTACGACCTGATGTGGTCGAAAGATTGGCCAACACATAATTTGTGTATTGAACACCTGCAATTTTAACGCGCCAAACAGGATTGAAAATTGTCATAGATAAACCAAATTGCTTGCACCATTTGTGCCTCTAAAAGTCGAGTTGTTAAGAGCATTGGCTGTTGCGCGGCTAAATGCCTCCTCATCAATGATTGATGGAGCATTGACATTGATTGTGATTCCACCTTGCGCGGCAAGTCGTGCAGCGTTTTGAGAATCGGTAAAACCGCCGCTGCCTTGAGCCGCCAATCGAGCTGCATTTTGTGAATCGGTAAATGCACCAGCAATGGCCTTTGTCGCTACGGCAGCCTTTGTGACTGTTGATGCCGCTTCATTAAGAATCGTGTTGGCGTTTGTGCCACCAGTCGTGCCACCTCCGGTTGTTCCGCCGGTTGTGATTCCACCACCAGTCGTGCCACCTCCGGTTGTTTGACCACCTGAAATTGCGCCCGGTGCGCCTGATGTTGCAAAACCTGATGTGCCAATTTTGGAAATCGGGCTTATATCTGCACCCGGTTTAACAAGGTTAAAACCTCGAATTGCAATGTTTATCAAATCAATCGCGGTGTTAATCAAACCTTTTAAAGCTCCAATAACATTCGCCATGACATTGAGAACAACGCTGGCAATGTCTCCTATGAGGCTAAATGCCTTACCAATAACAGTTCCAATAATAGGTGCGGCAGCTTTAACAACATCAAAAAATGCTTTAAATTCATCTTTGTTTTCAATTACAGTTGCTTTAATTTTGTCAAAAGCAGATTTAAATCCTTCAAAAATGGGCTGAACAAAGCCTTTAATTCCACCGGCCAAAGTACGCAATGTGCCGTCCATACCATTGGCATTTGATCCAAAAGCATCTGCAACTTGTTGCACAATTGGAATAACTTTTTCTGAAAACAAAGTTGCCAATTCTAAAACAATAGGCAAGAGTGCCGTGCCAATAGTGACTTTGGCGTTCTCTAATTGAGCTGTGAGAATGCGTGTTTTGTTTGCTAGGCCATCGCTAGTGCGCTCAAAATCGCCTTGAGCTGCTGATGTTTGCTGGTAAATAAGAGCTTGAGCTGCCAAAACCTTTTGCTGTGGTGTCAATGCGTTTTTAGTTGTGCTGACAATTCCCAATTCCAAAGCGGCTTGGCGCAATGATGCATCATCAAGCAAAACGCCATACGCACGCAATGGTTCGGCTTCACCGCGTAATGCTGAGCCAATTGCATTGATTGCTTGCTCGGGTGATGTGTTATTGAATGAAGCAAGATCGGAAGCTAGTTTAACAAAACCGGTTGAAAAACCTGATAAATCCTTGCCGCTCAGTCCGGCAGCTCTGCCAAATGTGGCAAATGTTGCAGCTGCATCTAATGCTTGTTGCTTGGTCTGGCCTAATGACGATGCTGCATTATCGGCAAAATTTTCTATGTCTTTTGCTGTGTCACCAAATAACACATTAACCTTTGAAATGGTTTCGCTTAAATCGCTTGCAGCTTTAACAGCATCCACGCCAATTTTGATTGCCATTGCACCAGCGGCGGCGGCCACGGCTGCAAATGCTAAAGCGGCTTTTTTGCTAAAATCTCCGACTTTAGTTCCAAATGAATCAACCTCGGTTGTTGCGCCTTTAACGCCTTTTTTTAGTGAGTCTAAATCAGCATCAAAGGTTACTGTGACTTTTGGAATTTTTGCCATTACTCTAGTCCGTTCGCTCTGATAAGTGTTTGAACCATTGCAATATACTCCTTGGCCACAACCGGTGTGTAAAAATCAACAGCTGGTGTTATCCAATAACCGCTTGGATTTGCTGGAGCAGTAAATCTGTTTGTGTATCTTCTACCGGCTCTATCAATGCCGGGATGGGAACCATATTCTGATCCCCATAAAAGCGTTCCAGCGGCAGCTCGTGATTGATTTGTGCGCTTGCCGCCTTTACCTGTTTTGCCCCCATACTTGCGGCCAACCTGCTTTGTGCCACCAATATCAACACGAATAAGGCGGTCGCGTGGTGTGGTAATCGAGTCCATTACCAATTTTGCTTGCGGTGTTGGAGATACAAGACCAAATTGCATCAGTTGCCCGGCAAGCCTTTTTGACATGGTTTGAGCTTCGGTTCTGACTTGATCTTGGACTTCTTTTGGCAATGCAGACAAAAGCCGAAATAGATTTTTTAATTCTAAAGGCTCAACAGTAAATGAAAAGGTGCCGGTGTCTCTGGATGATTTAGTTGCCATTGCGCCTCCTTAAAATGTCATACACAGTCAAAACATCTTCCGCTGTTTGAAACTCTGATCGTGACAATCCGGTGGTGATAGCCAATTCCCAAATAATCCGGTTTATTGTTCCCGGCTCGTAACTTTTGGGTGTTCGGTTTCTCCCATGCTGATGTCAGTCACAGTTTCGCACCACACCTCAAATGGCTTGACAGTCTTACCGGCTGCCTCGCGCTTCATTGAGTGATACGCCAAAAACATTAAATCGGCAATTCCCAATTTCTCGGCTATTTGCTGAATCGTGTTTCCAGTTTTTTGTTCCCACTTCATGAATTCTGGTGGGAGAGCGGTATAGGTTTCGCTCTCCCCCGTTACGAAGTCAATTGTAATTGGTAGTTTCATGCTCCCGATCTCCTTTTTATAGTGTTGGTGTAGTCACACAGGTAAATGATAATGAAACAGTTTGTGCATCTGGTGCTGTGCCACCGGCTGATGGAAATACCGGTTGCACATCAAATGCAAAAACCGATCCTGTTGCAGCTGTAAATGACACGCTCAATGGTGTGTTTGGTGCGGTGTCTGCCGCTGTCCAAAGCGCATTGCACAATGATCCACCAGCTGGCCAATCGGCAAGCATCTCAACAGCAAAAGTGCCTTGAGAATCGGTGGTGTAATATGCCTTGCCTAAAAGTGTTTGATATGTATTGATTGTTGAATCAATAGTTAGAATTGCGGATGTGGCCTGAGCATCATACGAATCACCATCAATGGTGAATGTGATATCTCTGCCGGTCACGATAGTTGTTGGCATGATTTCTCCTTAGTTGGTGTAGTAGGTGCTAACTTGTAAATCGGCAATGAGGTATTTTCCCGCACCGACTTCCAATGATTGAGGTTGATTTACATCGCCGACTTCATATCCATCGGGCATTGTGCTGATGATGTCAATCATCAATTGTTCTAAATTGTCCAAAGCCGCTGCGTTGTTCATATAAGCAACAACACCGGTTACAGTCAAATTGATTTTAACTTTAGTTGTTGCGCCATTGATTAAAACGCTTTCCAGATACGGCGTTCCCGGGATTAAAACGATGCTTGGGCTTGTCATTGTCTCCGGAATGCCATTATAGACATTGGCAGCAATTGTGGAAAGTGTTGTTTGCAATGGTGTTCTGATGTCAGCTTCAATTGTCATTGGCACATTGCCTCAACATCCAAAAATGGCCCAAGCAACCCAACGACTCTATTTGTAAGGCTTCGGCCTAAAATAAATGGTTGCGGCTGGAATGTGTCTGACATGATTTGATTGCCGGGAGCTGTAATGCTCTGGAAAATCTCAACCGAAACAACCAAAATCGCGTTTTCAATAGGCGGTGTGCTGGCATAAAGTTGCGCGGCTGATGCACCGGATAAAGTAGCCAATGCGCTTGGAATAAATGGCAATGGGTATGTGCGATCAGCCGCGGCTGTCGCAGCTGTAAATGTATAAGGCTCAATACGATCATCGGTGACTGTGTAAGTGCCATTGTATGTTCCGGCCCCGGTAACAATGACAGACTGCCCCGGCACAAAATAATTTGGCCGAATTGTAGTGAAATAAATGACGGAATCACTTACATTGGCAAATGTCACCGATGATTGGTATTGCGTAAGTAAAGGCAAAATCGTTTGCTCGGCTGAATCAATAAATGAATCAAGTTGTGCGTCAGAATATAAAGAAACCGAGACACCAAGAATGGATCGTAGCTGTGAGGCTGTGACTATTGCTGGCATCTCGGTTCCTTTCGTGTCAGTAGCGTTCGGGAGCGACCGCTACCGATTTTGATTTTTTAGTTATCAGGTCTGGTTCCAGCATGCGCCAAATGGAATTTTTGGAGCAATTGCTGCATAGCCGTAGTAAAGAATGTCAATCGTTCCATCGCTCTGGATTGCTGTGCGCAATGTAAAGCGTGGTGACTCATACCATGTCCAAGCATCTGGATTAACAACGACCATTGAGAAATCTCCGGTTGATGTTGTTGGGCCAGCGTTGCCAATTGAGCGAGAAACAAAGAGGTTCAGGCCCGGTGAAACGACACCGCGCAATGAATCGCCTCTCACATTACCGGCTGCATTTGATGGTTGCGCTGCATTGTATAGCGGTGCGCCATTGTCGTTGTAGCCCATGATGTTTGTCCATTGTCCAGGAGAAACAACGATGTTACGCGCAAATCCAAGTGATGATGAATAAACAGCACCAGCAGCTTGAGATGTGTAAGCCAAGAAACCTGTTGATGAGTTTGCATTCACACCAGTTTGCTGACCTGCACCAGCAATTGTGCCAACGGCAAATTCATCAGTTACTTTTGCATAAGCAAATTCAAGATTTTGCAAAAGAGCTGTTAGATATTCTGGACGGCTGCGATCAATGAGTTCGACAGTTGAAATTGCGCGGCCTTTAAATGATTGAACAGGTACGCTCAAGAATGTCGCTGATAGTGATGATTCTGTGACAGGTGCATTTTCTGCCACATTTGCCACAGTAGGCACGGCGGTTACACGAGGAATTTCAAATGTCATTCCTTCGCCCACAAGCGTTTCACGGCTTAGCGCATCAATCATTCCGCGATCAGCGTTAGCCAATGCATTAACAACCTGTGTGCTTTGTGGTGTTGGCACCATTCCGGGTGCTGTTCCTGTTGTGTTATCTGCTGCCTTGATGTATTGGCGTGAATCTTCATCATGAAGAATTGTTGCCTTTAGATAGTGCTCAAGGTATGAAACCTTTGACACAATTGGTGATCGTGGAGCTGTGTAATAGGCAGGTCGTGATGCCTGCACAGCCTCAGCTGGAGCCTCTACCGGTTCAGCGGCAGGAGCGGTGTTTTCGGTAGTGTTATCCACTTTGTCTCCTTCATTTGGGTTTGTTGTCTCTGTAACTGTTTCAGTTTCAGAATCTTCTGATGCTGCTACCTCTGAAACGCGTGCAGATCGCACGGCTGGTTCGGTAACTAGTGCAACGCCTTTAAGCTGGCCATTCAAAACTTTCATAGTGCCATCTTTTTGCATTTCATAATTATCAACGGCCAATTCAATGCTGAATCCATCGCGTAAGCCTTCCATTGCCTCTGTGAGCGCATCGGTGCCGGCTGTGGTGTTAGCAATCTTGAAAGTCGCTGTCATTTCTTTGTCATTCACACTCATGGCAATGCTCTTGCCAATTCTGCGTGTGTTGTCATGCTCAAGGTTTAAAAAAACATCTTGAGGCACAATTGATCCACGGGCAAAAGTGACTTTGCCTGTGCTCGCATTTGCTTGCTCGTTAAATGCAACTATGCGGCCGGTGATTGTCCGAGAATCGGAATCAGCTGCCGTGATTTCCATCGGTGTTGTTAGCTTCATGAGATCATGTCCTCCATTTGTCTAATTTCATCGGTAGTGATTGCTCCGATGTCAAATAAAATCTTGTAAATCTCTGCACGCTCTTTTTCTGATCCGCGCAAGTACGCCTTCAAATCAAATTCCACGCGCTGTGTTGATGGTGTAAAATCTGGCATTGAAAGCCGGCTGGTCAAGCTGTTCATCAACGGAATCAGCGAGAAATCCAAAAGAGTTTGACGCGCCGTTTGGGCGTTTTGATAGGTCATGGATGATCCAGTCGGCGCATCAATAAAGTAAGCCGGAATGCCAACGGCACGGGCTAATTCTGTGGCAATTATTTCGCGTGCTGCGTTTAGGCCAATTTGCTCCGGTGTAAAACCAACAGTCTCCATTGTGATGTCCGCATTAAGGAACGCCGTTCCGCGATTTCTTCTCGCTGCCCCCCAAGCATCCAGCAATTTGGCAATGCGGTCAGCTGGCAATGCTGTGCCATTTGATTTCAAAACCATTGATGGTACAGGTTCGCGTGCATACATTGCAGCTGCTCGCTCAAGTTCTGCACCAGCACGAATTGTGCGACCGGCTCGATTTAATAAACCTTCATCATTGCCGTAAAACACAACAAGCGATCCAACGCCGGTGTCTGGCACTTGCATTCCATCAACTGTGTAATACTCAATCTGCGTGCCTTTATCGTTTAAGAAAGCACCAACACGATTAGGAGCAACGCGCCACATTTCTCTGACTCTAAATGTGTCGGCAAAAAGCGACATTACTTGAAAATATGAAAATCCCGTAAATAATAAATCCTCGCACGCCCATACCCAACTAACAGCCCCCGGTACTCTACGATCCGGATCATCAATCACAATCGGTTGATCAATAATTGTGCCGGTAGCTTTATCGCGCGTAATAAGCGGAATTGTCGCAATTGAATTACAGATCATGTTTCTAGCGCGAGCAATGGCTGGCACAGACATAGCCTCTTCGCGGGTTGCTAAATAATCAGCTCCACCAAATGGATAAAACGCATCTAGTGTTGGAGCTGGCCCAATTTGTGCAGCAACATCAGCACCGCGCGTTGGCGCGATTGTTTCAATGGTGCGTTTGCGGTCAAATAATCCCATGCACCCATTTTCTCAAAATGTCAAGCATCAACCCACTAAAATGTCTATTTCCGTTTCTGGGCGTGTCGCGAAGTGCGTGCATAATGCGGCGGCCACAGCGGCGGCTACGGCCGTCCCGCTGGCACGCCTTCCAATAACCCATCCACCATCGCCTTTACGCAATCGCACAGCTGAAAGCATTTGTTCAGTCAACGTTGATTGATTTCTATGTTTTAAGCGACCAGAATTGATGGCACCCAACAATTCATCACACGCTTGCGGGTAAGCCGAATCCATGTCATAGATTGGGATGCCGGCTGGCACCATACGCGCGGCAATAGCCCCGGTTGTGCGCCGTGAGTAAAGCAAATACTCAATTGGATATTTGCGACAATAAGCCGCTGCATCATTTGCAATTGCCCGATCATCTAGCTGTATTGTGTTTTCCCATGTGTGAAGCAGCTTTATCACAAAACTCTCTGATCCAAGCTTTTGGGCTCCCACTAATGCTGCATTTCTACGATCCGGTGAAATATCAATCGCCATCCATGTCAGCTTGTCAATATCAAGGTCAATTGTTTCGTCACCACATGCTTGCCATTCTTTGGCCCCAATAACGCTTGAGATTGTTTGAACCCAACGATTTAAAACCTCGGTTTGCACCACATCGGCAGGATCATTGAAAACGGCTCGGATATTGTCTGGGTGGATTGTTATGTTGAGGCCGGGATTTGCAAAAGCTGCGTTTTCTAGTGAAATTTCATCAGTCGGTGCCGACCATTCAAAATAACCCACATTATCGGGAGCACCACTAGCTGCCGCCAATCCGCGCTCGCGTAATTGGTTGAGCACAATGCTATGACTATCTCCGGCCGTTGAAAAGCAATTGACCTGTGGATTTTTGGCAGCCATCAAGGTGTATCGCATTGCGGCAAATGTTTCCATGTCGTGCAGCTCTCGAATTTCATCCATGTGGATACTTTCGGGTTTTGATAAACCTCTAGCTGCTGATCCACCAGCTTTGATGATAAAACGCGATCCTTCTAGCGTTTCAATCTCTTCGGCTCCATGTTGCCACCTAATCCGCTTGACGCGTTTAGCTAGATCATCATGGCTTTCCACAATTTGCACAATTGCTCTAAATTGCTCCAGCGATGTCACCAGCCGGTGAGCTGTGGAGACTTGCAACGATTCTTGCCAATGGAATAAACCCATCAAGATTCTGGCCATCATGTAAGTGCTCTTACCATTTTGGCGTGCGACTGTGGCCACCGAGATTGGGTGATGATAGCGGCCATCGGGTTTTATCTTGAGAGAATGCTCGGCCAGAAACTTTTGCCACGGCATAAAGCCGCCTTCAATAATCTGTTCAGCAAAATCAATGAGTTCGAAGCCGCGTGTAGGCAAATCATTGAGCGGTGAGTGGATTCTAGGCTCTGTGATCGGTTCAAAAACCGATTGCAGCCTATCTGAGACGATTTCAACCGGCATTGTTTCAACTATGACCTGACCATCACTATTCATGGCTTTGGCTGTCGTTTTCGGGTACAAAGAAGCCCC